CCACAAGGTAAAAGTGGTACAACTAACTTAGCAACAACTGGTGGTGCTAATACAGTTACCGTTGCTGTTACAAACAACCAAGCAGTATCCGCAGTTACAAGTACAGCTACTTCAAACCAAACTGTTACAGTGACAGGTAGTATTGATAACACGTCATTAACGTGTGCACAGTTAGCCTCGCATAACCATGGTACTATTGGAAGTTATAACGCAAGTAACCCTAGGGGTAGTTTTTCAAGAATTGCTGGTGTTGGTGTAGGTGAACACAACACAGAAAGAGGAGGTACTGCTAACAGTACACCTCTTGGAACTTTAACACCTACAGGATCAGGAACTGGTCACAACCACTCTCACAACTTATCTGGAACTTTAACAGGTAATATTAGTGTAACTAACTCAGGTGGTGCTTTATCAGGAACTGTAACTGCATCAGGTACAAATTCGTTTTCACCTTTTGTAATCGTTCAATATATTATTAAACACTAGGAGATATTTATGGCTACACAAATTGTAATTGCTAACAAAGAACACATAGCTATTGATAATAACTTTATCATTGATTGGGCAGACAAAGGAAAAAACTGGGATGATAATTGGCTGCCAGATACTATTCATTATGTGGTTTGGAATAGTATGGGTCCAAACGAGATACAAAACAAAGATGCTGCTGGTATGATGACTGGTAATGTAGCTTTATCTAATACAAGTGATGCAGTTGGTAATACCACTGTTGCAGACCTTTTAACTTGGGGTGAAACTAGAGCTTTACAAATTGAAGAAGCTGTAAGAGATTACAATGCTGCTGTTGCTGATGATGAAGCTAACGGCACAACTAATGCTCAAGGTAAAACCTGGGCAGATTACGATCCTAATTATTCTTAATTTTATTTAATTCTTGTTCTAAATCGGCATAAGGGCCATTTTTATCAACGTAGTGCAAAAATAATTGGTGATGCCAACTAGTTTGAGGCTGACTAAAAACAGGTCGCCAGTGGTCAATTTTAGCCCCTTTATAGATAACTCCGTCACCTGGTTTAATTACTATAGGCATATCTCCCATACATAAAGGCCAACGGTAATTTTCATTTTCATAACTATAATTTAAAGTAACTGATGCACTAATTTCACAGTGTGCTCTGTCTGTGTGTTTTTGTAATTGTGATCCTCCAAAGTATATTCTGTTGTACGAATAAATTGGTTTTAATTTTAAATTAGTTTCTATTTCCATTACAGGATGTAAATGCAATAATATTTGAGTATAAATTTCTGAATCTCGTGAGTGTAAAGCTGAGGAGTTAGGCGCTTGTATATCTCCCTCGTTAATATTTTGTAAACTAAAATCAGTTAAAAAATCTACAAGATCTTGAGATAGCATGCCTGCAACATATTTATAATCTTCTTTCATTTATCTAAAAAGAATTGTCATTGATACTCTTTTGTTATCCTCTCCATCTTTCATTGATACACCATTTGTTGCATGCAACAAACTAGTTTGAAAAACAGCTCTATTAAAATTATATTTTATTTCTATTGGTTCTACATGTTTGTGAAAACTAATAAATTCATCAACAAACTGAGCTTGAGCTGCTAACGGATTCTCTGCTTTTCTATGTGTAGCTTTTATTTCTTCAGGTACTTGTATAGGTAGTATAACTAATCCGTTCTTATTAAAATCGTGTACACACTCGTTTGGTGTTAGCCAGATATTTAAAGTTACTAAACTTTCCCAATCATAGTGATAGCTAGTTCCATTACCTTTATTTTCATATACACCTACCCAACTTCTTATGTATGTATCTTTTAATTCTTGAATGTATTTATATAAATCATTAGCTATTTGTATTGACGGAAAAAATTTTTCATCCGCATCTTTTAAAATGTAATCTGGATATCTATTACTTGGTTTAGCATCTTTATAATTGTTTAAAATTTTTTCTCTTAAACTTAAAGCAAACTCTACATCAAAGAAATTGTCTACGACCGCACTACCTTTACTAAATATATTATCTCTAATTAGTTTCCAATCTTGATCTTTATTTACCATTAGTGAATCCATGTAATGACTGCGTGCCTGTCACCGTTAGTCACCGGTGTAACTGCGTGAGGAAAACAAAAGTTGCTCGGAAAAACAACTGCGCTACCAGCTTTGGGTGGTACTTTATATTTGTTACCAAAGAAAACAAAATCACCACCATCATAATTATCGTTTAGAATAAATGAACAAGTCAATACTCTAGGAGTAATATCTCCGTGATCTGTATGTTCTTTGTATTCTCCGTTTTGAGATCCAATGTAAATTAGATGATCATATCCAGTATCTTCAGTAGACAATCCTGTGCTAAAGTATACGTGATCTTTTGCATATTTATTAATTACTTTGCCCACTGCATTAAATAAATCAGTATCAAATTTTGCATCAAGTCTTTCAATATAACATCTTCTGTCATTAGTCTCTCCTAGTGTGGAGGCTTTTTTAAAATTTAAATTTTTGGAATTATTTATTATACTTTCACATATATTTAGATCTAATGCATTCTCATAACAATGTATGTAGTCTTGTATTTTTATCATTTATAACTTTTTTTATTCCAAAAAAGAGTCTTATACTTATCGGTCCATTTAGTATTTATGGTATCCGAAGTTTTAGCATGAAGTTTCTCATTATAAAAACCTGACCACATTTTCCATGACTCTCTTTTAAATGGCATGCATTGAACCATTGGGCTACCTTTTTTTATTAAAAATTGTTTTTCTTTTTCTAATACAATGAATGGAAAATTAATTATGTTTACATAAGTATCTGTGTCAACCACACCCTCAATTACTTTAAATCTTTTTTCTACTCTATTCATAGGTGGCACAAATAAGCAGCTATATCCTGGCGGTGTTTTTATTAACCACTTGTTGATAAATTTACCAGCGTTTTGACCTGCTAGTTTTTTAAAACTATCAGGCAATTGTTGGTGACTATGAAAGTCAACATCACCATCACTTTTATTAGCTGGAAAAATACTAAAGTCATCACCAACAGGTTGTACGACATAATCTTGATCAAAACGAATTATATAGCCAGCAGTCAAAGAATCTAAAAAAGGTATGCATTTTTTTACAGTTGGTGCCATGACATTACCATCTTGGTAGCTACTTAATTTTTTGTAATCATCAGGAATTACTTTTGATGCTGGTACCGGATGAGGCCAGATTTTAGCCATGGATTCTGTTTCTGCACAAAATATTATTTTTTTCTCAAACATCCTCTGGCTCTCTTTTTTCAATAAAATTAAATGACATAGATCTTCTTACATCGTTTTTGTTCTTTAATTTAAAAGGCATTACACAATGCATGTGGTTTGCTTGAAATATATAAAAATCACCAACAACAGGTTTTTCCCATTTACAAGAAACACCATCCACTCCAAAAAATCCTAGTTGACCATCTACAAATTTATGTGGATCTTTTGTGTCGTCTATAATCTCAGGTACTTTTAAAAATAAAACAGTAGACCAACCCACAGTATTGTAATGTGTATGAGGTGGATTAAACTCTCCCTCTTTCATATCATTTACCCAACAAGCTATTATTTCTACTTGTTCACGATTTGGAAGCCAATCAATAATTTTTGTGTCCATACACGTTTTAAAATAATCTTGGATTGATTCTACAAATGTTGGAAATATAAGAGCAGACTGTACTATCGGCAAAATAGATAACTCAGAGTCTATTCTACCAGCTAATTTATGGCCCATTTTATCTAAAGTTTCTTTTGCTTTGTCATATCTATTATTAAGATCTTCTATTTGTTCTAATGGTATCTTATATTTTTTTACCATTTTTCCGTATATTATTTGTTGTGATTCCATTTTCTCTCCTAATATCATTTAAGGGTTAGCTGACCAACATTAAAATCGTTAGACAAATTCTTCTTACCAAATGTACCTTTAGCAAAAACTTCAAAAGCAATACAAATTCTAGGCTTGTCTGAAACGTGTGCCCCTATCCTATGTTTTGTTTTTGCGTCAAATATTATTAAGTCATTTTTCTTTGGAAAAAAACTTATTTCATATTGATTATATTTATTGGGTTCGCCATAGTCGAATTCTAAAAGTCTGTATTCATCCTTTTTTTTAAATTGTATAGAATCACTACCCTCATCTAGTTCTAAGTATAAAACACCTGTATAAAAAGAATTTGCATGATCATGGTATTCTGAATTAAAGAATTGTCTTTTCATGTTTATAATCCATGACCTGGTAATGTAAAAAGACACATCTTTTGACACAGATAAAAAGTCGTATGTATATTCATCAACGCTTTTCTGTATTAATTCTTTTATCGTTTGAAATGACTCTAATTCTAATATGTTACATTCTTTAGAAAAACCATTATCAGTGAATTCTATATTGTCTAAATTAAAAGATTTTATTGGAAGATTGTCTTGATATACAACTTCTGGAAATATTTCTATTACAGCCATTCTTTTTATGCATGAATACCATAAATTTGTTGTCAAGAAAACAATTTATAAAAATACTATTGCGAACGAAATAAATATGCTTAAATT